AAAAGACACTGTAAAAGCAGTTGCAGAAGAACTGCAAATTAAACCGAGTATTATTAATAAAGCAATTAAAATTGCACACAAAGATAGCTGGAATTCCCAATTAGAAGAGTGGGAAGAAATTGAAGGTATCTTAGGTATTACCAAAAACCTCCCCGACGATAAAGAATAATTCACTTGAACAAGATCAAATCATTTTGGATTGATAGCTATCAATCTGATAAAGTTGCTTTTGCATTTGAACTTGTTAGTTTTGTATTCACTGTTGCTGCAAGTCTCACACTTGCTATGAACGCAACAGACCCTAACATGTCGCTCATATATCCTTTCTTTTTTGTAGGTAGCACAACACAATGCTACGCTGCTTATAGAAGGGGAGCGGCATGGGTAATGCTACTAACAGGCTACTTTGGAATAGTAAACATCTACGGATATCTTGTTGCTACACACATCATATAAAACTACTTGACACCCGGCGTTAATCATGCTATAATACAAGTATGATTAAACACAATAATAGCTTTTTTACAAGCATGAGTCACTACTTAAAATGGTTAGCTACTGTAATTTTAGTTTTTGGAACTGGAGTTAATGCCTTAGGCTATTATCCTGCAGGTCCTGCTATATTAACAGTTGGCAGTGCTATTTGGCTTAGTGTCAGCATTATGTGGAAAGAACCAGCATTAATAGTTACTAACGCAATCTTAACTGTAGTAGGGTTAGCCGGATTGTTGTACACGTTATGATACACAGGGTAAATAAAAGTGAAGAAGGTAATCGCAGGCCATAAACTGCTTAATGGGTATTTGTCAGCCAGAAGTGACATACAGGAGAATAAATGAGTTACGTAGACGCTTTCTATAATCGCGATCAGGACGTTATTAACGTTGTTGAACGTGATGCAAAAGGTAATAGACATTACCGAGAATACAACCCAAGACATATTTTTTATTACGCAGACCCTAGAGGTAAGTTCCAGAGTATATATGGACAACCGCTATCAAGGGTAACTTGTAAAAACATCAAAGAGCTTCGCAAAGAACTTGCTATCCATAGCAACAAAAAACTGTTTGAAAGCGATATTAATCCAATTTACAGAATGCTTGAAGATAACTATCTCAATCAAGACGCTCCTAAACTAAACGTTGCGTTTTTTGATATTGAGGTTGACTTTGATCCCGAGCGTGGATACGCTTCACCAGAAGATGCGTTTATGCCAATTACATCTGTTTCTGTGTATTTGCAGTGGATGGAAACAATGGTGTGTTTTGCAATTCCACCTAAGACACTAAGCATGGAAGAAGCAGAGAAAGCTATCGAAGGCATTCCTAATGTAATGCTGTTTAAGAAAGAAAGTGAAATGCTTGATGCATTTCTTGATGTAATTCAAGAAGCTGATGTACTAAGTGGATGGAACAGCGAAGGCTTTGATATTCCGTACACAGTTAATCGTATTACTAAAACATTAAGCAAAGAAGATACAAAACGGTTGTGTCTTTGGAATCAATATCCTAAAAAGCGTGAGTATGAGAAGTTTGGTAAAACATCTGTAACTTATGATTTAATTGGACGAGTGCATGTAGACTCATTAGAACTATATAGAAAATATAATTATGAAGAACGCCATACATATCGACTAGATGCTATTGGTGAGTTAGAGATCGGTGAGAACAAAACTGTTTATGATGGTTCACTTGATGCACTATACAACAACAATTTTAGAACGTTTATTGAATATAACATTCAAGATACTGCACTACTAGACAAGTTAGATAAGAAACTGAAGTTTATTGATCTTGCAAATACTATTGCACACGAAAACACAGTTCTTATTCAAACAACTATGGGTGCTGTTGCTGTTACAGAACAAGGCATTATTAACGAAGCACACAGACGTGGCTTTATTGTTCCAAACAGAATTCGCAGAGAGCCAGGCAGCGAGCCAGCAGCTGGTGCTTATGTAGCATATCCTAAAAAAGGTATTCACGAGTGGATTGGTAGTGTTGACTTGAACTCACTATATCCTAGTGTGATTCGTGCGTTAAACATGGGTCCAGAAACTATTGTTGGTCAACTACGTCAAGATGGTACTAAAGCACGTATTGAGGCTGAGATGGCTAAAGGTAAAAGTTTTGCTAGTGCTTGGGAAGGTCAGTTTGGTTCTGTAGAATACGAAGCTGTAATGGCTAAAGAAGTTGGTAGACAACTTACTATTGATTGGGAAGAAGGTGGCGGTGAAGACACTCTTAGTGCTGCTCAGGTATACGATCTAATTTACGAAAGTAACCAGCCATGGATGCTTAGTGCTAACGGTACTATCTTTACACACGAAAAAGAAGGTATCATTCCTGGACTACTAAAACGTTGGTATAAAGAACGTAAAGAAATGCAAGGCAAGATGCGTGATGCTATTTCTGCAAATAATCCAATTGAAGAAGAATACTGGGCTAAAAGGCAGTTAGTTAAAAAGATTTTGCTTAACAGTTTATATGGTGCTATTCTTAATCCAGGTTGTAGATTCTTTGATAACCGTATTGGACAATCAACAACACTAAGTGGCAGAGCTATTGTTAAACATATGGCTGCAAAGATTAACGAAATTATCACTGGCGAGTATGATCACACTGGCAAGTCAATTGTATATGGTGATACTGACTCTACATACTTTAGTGCATATAGCACACTTAAAGATGAGATAGATGCAGGTAATATTCCGTGGGATCGTGAAAGTGTTATGAACTTGTATGACACAATAGGCGACAACTGCAATACAACGTTTCCTAAGTTTATGATGGATGCATTCCATTGTCCAAAGAGTCGTTCAGATGTTATTGCGGCAGCTAGAGAAATTGTTGCAACCAAAGGTCTGTTTATTACTAAAAAGCGTTATGCTGTATTGTATTACGATATTGAAGGCAAACGTACAGATGTAGACGGTAAAGACGGAAAGATTAAAGCAATGGGCTTAGATCTTAAACGTTCGGATACTCCTGTTATTATTCAGGAATTTTTAAATGAAGTGTTGACTCGTGTACTTGCAGGTGCCGAACAACAAAATGTACTAGATTACATTACTGAATTTAGAACAGAATTTAAAGCAAGACCTGGTTGGGAGAAAGGATCACCTAAACGTGCAAACAAAGTTACTGAATACCAAGCTAAAGAAAAGAAGCAAGGTAAAGCTAACATGCCCGGACATGTTCGAGCAAGTATTAACTGGAACACGCTAAAGCGTATGAATGATGACAAGTATTCTATTACTATCACTGACGGTGCTAAAGTTATTGTTTGTAAAGTTAAACAGAATCCTATGGGCTATACAAGTATTGCATATCCTGTAGACGAACTAAGAATACCGCAATGGTTTAAAGAACTGCCATTTGATGGCGAGGCTATGGAAAATGCAGTCATTGACGAAAAACTTGGCAACCTTATTGGAGTATTGGATTGGGATATTAAATCTACTAGAAGTGATAATAACTTTAATAGCTTGTTTGACTTTGAGTAGTTTGGATAAAAAAATTCTTGCTCTTTAACAAAAACCTAAATATAATGTATATAACAAACGGAGAACTCTAAAAATGAAAGACATACTAAAAGATATCGTAGATCACACACAGAACTTGGGATTCTTGACAACTGTCAAGGTATCTGGTGAAGAAAGTGAAACTACAATGTTTTCTATGGCTGATGATAGATCAGTTATTATGGAAGCAAAGACGCACAATCCTTATCCAGACATGCTTGGCACGTTTGGTATGCCACAGCTTCAAAAGTTAAAGTATTTGCTAGATGGTAGTGAATATAAAACTGACGCTAAGATTAGTGTAACAACTGGTGTGCGTAACGACCAAACTATTCCAACAGGAATTAAATTTGAAAACGCAACAGGCGATTTTAAAAACGACTATAAGTTTATGCTTATGGAAATTATTAATGAGAAGATGAAAACTGTTAAGTTCCGCGGTGTTAAGTGGGATGTAGAAGTTGTTCCATCACTTGCTGGTGTGCAACGTTTTAACTTCCAAGCAGGTGCTAATAGTGAGCATCCAACATTCTTAGCTAAAACTGAGGACGGCAATTTGAAGTTTATCTTTGGTGATGCAGGTTCGCATGGTGGCGAGTTTGTGTTTGCTACTGACACTATAGGTACATTGGATCGTGGTTGGACTTGGCCTGTTGCAAGTATCTTAGCAATTCTTAAAATTGCAGATGTAAACAACACTAAGATGAGTCTTAGTAACGAAGGTGCTATCCAGATCGAATTAGACAGTGGTTTAGCAACATACAAATATATCATTCCAGCACAGGCGGCCTAAATAATATTATGAAAGAACCAGTCAACTTATCACCATTACAGAAAGACTACGCTGTGTATTTGCCAGCTATTAGTTCTTTCTATAGTACCTACGTTGCTAAACAGCGACTAGGTGAATTTATTCCAAAAGAAAGAATTCCTGCGGGCTTTGACCGCGGAATTGAAGGCATGAACTTCTTAAACGAAGAACAAGGATACTTTACATACAAGTATGGTTTGTATTCAGCAGGTCACGCACAATTGAATCTTGAAAAGACTATGGTACAAGATGCTATGGTACAAGATAGAGATCGTGGTAAAACAATGATTTTAGGTGACTCAGGTGGATATCAGGTTGGTAAAGGTGTTCTTAAGTTTGATTGGTTAAACTTTGATGGTCCTGCTGCAAACAAGACTAGAGATGACATTCTTAATTGGCTAGAGCTTACAGCAGATTGGTCAATGCTACTTGATGTTCCGACTTGGGCATGTGATCATATTCATGCTCCTAAAACAGGACTTAAAGACTTTCAAGACTGCTTAGATAAAACACGTTTTAATAACAAGTATTGGTTAGAGCGTAGACTAGGCGTAACTAAGTTTTTAAATGTACTACAAGGCTCAGACTGGGACACTGCTGAAAAGTGGTACGAAGGTGTTAAAGAGTTTAGTGATCCTGCTATTTGGGGTGACAAGGCTTGTGAAGGCTGGGCAATGGGTGGTGCTAATATGTGCAAGATGCCTATTACACTACGCAGACTTATGACAATGAAATTTGACGGTATGCTAGAAGGTAAAGACTGGATGCACTTCTTAGGTACTGCACAACTTGATTGGTCATGTTACTTAACTAGTATTCAAAGACAAGTACGTAAACATATTAATCCTAACTTTACAGTAAGTTTTGATTGTGCATCACCGTTTATTGCAACTGCACATGGTCTTGTTTACACTAACAGTCAACACACTTCAAAGCGTTGGTCAGTTATTATGGACAAAGCAATGGATAATAAAGCACTTGCTGGCAGACATGACATTCCGTTTCCGTTTGAAAGTGAAATTGGTAGGCGTTTAAGTGTTGCAGACATTTGTCATTATGCACCAGGTATGCTTAACAAGATTGGTAAAGAAGGTAAAACAAGTTGGGATAGCTTTGGTTATGCACTAATGATGTCACACAACGTGTATCAACATATTGTTGCTGTACAACGTGCTAACAACTTAACAGATATCGAACTTGCAAAGCAACGTCCAGACTGGAGACATTGGAGAAAAGTTAAAGAAGCAGATAAGAGTGATGAGTACTCAGCTTGGGTACCACGTAATATTCTTTACTTCGATCGTTTTGTTGAAGAACTATTTGAACAGCCTACAAAAGAAGCAGCATTTGCAATGATTAAAGAAGCTGATGCGTTCCTTAAGAACTGTGAAGGTTCTAGACTACGTGGTGGTGTTACAAACATTGCTAACTCGCTGTTTGTTGAAGTTGACGATGCAGGTGACGAAATTGTTCCGTGGACTGATGACAGAGAAGATGACGAACTAGCTAAATTAGAAACTGAGTTAACAGGAGAATAATATGGAACGTACATACGAAGATGGTCACGTATCAAGTACAGCAAAATTTTTTGTAGGTGTAGAAGTTGAAAAAACTCCTGCATTTGGAAAGAAAACATTGTTCGTTACCGGTATTCATGATGTATCTGACATTCGTGACATGTTTAGCACATATGGCTGTGAACATATCTTTTTTGGTGCTAATCATAGCTTTGATCCACAAAAGTCGTGGGTAGCTGCAGACTGGGAAGAGTGGGAAGACATGATCGAAGTGTTCGTTAATGACGAAATTTTTTGTAGCTTAGATATTCCAATTGCTGCTGTAGAAGACTTTATGGACAGTGGATTAGTAGAAAATATCTACTTTATTCCGCAGATCCGTGTACCATTGCCGTATGTTGATCAACTTGGTTACAACGCTATGCTAAAAATTGATGACAAAGGCTTTAAGGCATCTAATCCAGGTGTTTGGTGTCATAGGGTTCGTGACCTTATGGATCATACTAAATTTACTCATTGGAGTGAATATGACAAAGACAAACTTATTGATTGACTTCAATCAAGAAAGGTGTTATACTAAATGCAACAACGTGAATCTTATTACAACTATATGTTAAGACGTATGAAAGAAGAAAATATGGCAAACGATAAAGAAAATGCTATGCAAAATGCAAAGCGAATGATTTGGGTTACTTTCACTAAAGAAGGTATCCATAAGTATCCTGCGGCACTAGATGATCCTAGTCTTGCAACAGGTGATGAATACGATGTTAGTTTTTTGGGTTATCCCCACAGACACATCTTTCATTTTAGAGTAGGTATCACTGTAACACATAACGACAGAGATATTGAGTTTATTCAATTCAAGCGTTGGCTTGAGAAACTGTATGAAGGTGAACTTAATGTAGATTATAAATCTTGTGAAATGATGTCAGATGATTTGTATGAACAAATCACAACAAAACACCCCGGACGTGAAGTCCACATCGATGTCTCCGAAGACGGAGAAAACGGTGCCCATATTGAATATGCAAAGTATTAAAGGAGACCTACAATGGGTTATTTTGCAGATCGGCCAGACGTGGTTAAGATCTTTACGGATCTCGAAGCGTACAAAGAATTTTGTCGATTCAACGGTTTTAAATTTGATGAACGTGATCTTTATAAGCGAGAAAGTAGAGCTTTTAGAGCGTTTGAAAACCGCCATGGCTATAAGAAGTCATTCCAAAAGAAATTTAATAAACGGAGAAACTAAATGAACATATGGCTAGTTGACTTAGAAGCAGTAGAAACACGTTACACTAAGCAGTGGAAAACGCAGTTTCCAAATCTGTTGCGAGGACATGGCCATACAGTAACCGTAGTCAACGGTGGGGATACGCCTCAGGCAACAACTCCTGGGGCGTTCCTCAACTTCGGTGGAACTAATGTTTACAAAAGTAAGCAGTTAGAAATTATTGCTGAAGCATTTTGTAAAGGAGAAGTAAAAGATGGAGATTATTTCCTATATACGGATGCGTGGAACCCAACTGTTATTCAGTTGCGCTACATGGCTGAACTGTTGGGCGTGGACATTCGAATTGGTGGCTTATGGCATGCTGGTAGTTATGACCCTGCTGATTTTTTAGGCAGACTGATCGGAGACAAACCGTGGGTAAGACATGCTGAAATGTCAATGTATGAATGTTATAATCATAACTTTTTTGCAAGTAACTTTCACATTGACATGTTTTTAGAAGCGTTTAATGACAACTACAGTGTTGACATGGACAAAGCAATTAGAACTGGTTGGCCATTTGAGTATATGGCAAATACATTAACAATGTACAAAGGTATGCCGAAACGAGATCTTATTTTGTTTCCGCATCGTGTTGCTCCTGAGAAGCAAGTTGACATATTTGAAGATCTTAGAGAA